AGTCAAGTTACCAGCCCAACCGTATAACTTCACGATTGCGTCTTGGTTGATTGACTGACGCTCGCCACCGATAGGAACGAAATTACGCTCTTTGTGTGGACGGAAGAAGATGTAATTAGTGTTCAAGAAGTACATATACAATGCGTTTTCTTGTGCGCCAATACCACCACCTAGTACCACATCAGCAGACATACCGCCACCGTAGAACTTCAAAGATGCAAAACCAGCAGCGCCTTCTTCTACACCAGCAATACGCTGGATAGCTTGTAATGAAGCTACATAACGCTGATACAAAGTATTACCAGCAATAATGAGGTCAGTCTTATCAGTTCCACGAACGGATTTGATAGCGGCTGTAGTCATTGCAGCTTGAATCAATGCAGAAGAATCAGCACCAGTTGTTGCTTGGTTACGCCAAAATTCCCAGTTTGCACGGTTAATACCACCATAAGTACCGCTTGATGGTGAAGTGCTAATTGCAGCAGCCAAACCAGTAATGTTTTTACCACCGTTACCTGTACCGTCACCATAAAGGTCAGTAGAGATACGGTTTAGCAAGCGAGCTTCGGAAACTTGCATACGACCATCTAAAAGGTCGATGATTGCTTCTTTAGAGCTATTTTGCAACATTTCTAGACCACTCATTGTCACAGAATCAGCATACTGAGTAATGCTGTACTGAGCCGCAGAGATAGGGCTATCTGGGGTGATGTTAAGCACCTCATAGCCAGAGTAGCTGTTAGCGTTATTTGTTGCATTCTGTTACTTCAGCTTTCGCTTACTGACCATTTCTGGCGGTTCAAGTTCTTCGACTTAAACTCTAGGACTTCTGCTAACTTAAGTTATATCCTAGTTCAGACTATCGCACCACCTTTTCAGGTGTTTTCTCACTTAGTCGTTCACGGTGCTTTTTATCGCTTCCGCCCTGTCGTCTGCTTCCAGACTTCCAAGTCAATCAGAGAAAATTATTCAATCTGCGTTTTAATGCAGAAGGCCACCAGCAATTAATGGATCGTTGTACATAATTTCTTCGAGTATGACATTTCCGCCTGAAAACGGGCGAACATTGCCTTTCGAGTTCAATCTTTGTAGGATTGCGTTGTTTTGTGTTAAGTTATCTGCCAATACTCCGCTACGACTTTGAATGGTGGTAGCGATAATATCGGTAATTGCGCTATTTGCGAATGCCATGATATTTCCTTTTTAGTTAAGTTAAACCCTGCCGCCCTCTGCATCGGCTAAATTAGCCATCAACAGCGAGCGTCTATCCTTTGCATCTGTTTTAGACACTTGACCGCTAGGAGTAGCTGATCGTGGACTAACAGCAGTTGCTTTGGCTTTTGCTACTTGCTGTGCCTTAGACGCTTGTGTATTTGCCGATTTCAGGAGTTTGTCCTGTTCTAGCTTGTACGCTTCGTCATTCATACGCACTGCTTTGGCATAAGCCGATTCTAGGTCTTGGGCTAAACCTCGCTCAAGTAATTGAGCCATATCTTCCCTTACCATCTCAAAGTGCGGAAACCGCTCCTTGTTACTGCTTACCCGATTGATTTCTGAGGTCAATCGAGCATTTTCTTCTTGATCCCGAATCGCTGACAGTTGCTGAACTTGTTGCTGGGTAGCTTGAAGTTGTTGCATTAACTGCTGTTGATACGGGTCTACATACGCCTGTTGAGGTGCTTGTAGACTATCTTGGTTTAATTGTATTCCATAATCTTGTGCAAGTCTATGAAACATCTGTACTTTTTGGTCATACGGTGCTTTGGTCAAAATCATATGCGCCCGACCAAGATTATTAATCCAAGCTACTGGGTGTATTCCTTGTGTTTGTAATTCAGGAATGAAAGGGCCAATAGCTTCGGTTAATTGTCTTGCATTATCCGCTTCTGCTTTATAGGCAGAAACACCCTTTTTGTATTCTGATTCACGCTGGTTGGCGTATTCAGCAAACTTAGCAAATTCTGCGTCATTTAAGGGTTTACCCTCTTTCATCTTGTTCCAAACCTCTACATACTCTTTTTTCCAAGTAGTAGGCTGCTTTATTTCCTGATCAAGAACATCACTAGCTTGTCCCACCAGGTCAAGTTCTTCAGCACTATCTTGATCGGTGCTAGCTTCTTGGGCCTTGAAACGGCCTTTTTCGTCACGGTTGTCGCTTTCTTGAGTGCTGGCTTCTTTTTGGCTGGCGTTTTCGGCTTGGATTGGATCGTCATTTTCTTCAATTTCCTTTTCTACAGGGGTTTCAAGTGTGCCATCTTCGGCTTGTTCGAGGGCTGCTTCAAGTAATTCTCTGCGGTCATCTGACATGGTTTTTCCTATCGGTAGTTAAGTTTGGAGTAAGTAATTTCAGCAATTTGCCGTTTACGGGCTTCTTGTTCTTTGCGGCTAAATTCAATGGTTTTTTGCTGAGTAGGCACTTCATTGCCTATTTCTACGCAGTTGTTACGCTTTAGGTTCTCACGGTGCTTAGAGCGGCTAGAAACCCATGTACCGTCAGCCATAGAGATATGTCCTGGAATGTCTGGCATTACCATTGGAACTTCCCTAGACTTCATGGCTATTTTGTCTTGCCAAGAAGCTTTGGCGGCTTCTAAACCAATAGTAGGTGTCCACCATTCTAGGAAGAATTCTTCGTCAGTTTGTTTAAGTTCAACATGATTTCCTTCGGAATATCCGCATTTAGGGCAAAGCATTACATTCTCCTTATGATTTCAGGTATTTTGTCCAATTCTTCTTCTTCAACCGTTACTACTGAATCGTACCAAGTGCCATGTTTCCAACGCCAGCATTTAAATTCTTTTTTAGGCATGATACAAATGGTTTTGACACCCAAAGCACCAGCTAAGTGGGCTATGCCTGTGTCGACTGTTACAAGTCCCTTACAAGCCTTTAGGTGGCTTGCAGTCTTGCTCCAATCTTCTTTCCAACCATCGTTAGGTAAAGGCGACCAAAACCTATCTTCTTGGGGATTAAATGAATAAGCATCAGTTCCTACCAATTCAAGCATAGCTTCAGGTCGCATTGTGCGGACATAATGCAAAAGACCTTTAGAAGTAGCCCAATTTACAGCTAATTTCTTAGGAATATTGCTAGGAATAGCGTCTAAATAGCCTTCTGAACCCACGATCTTCTTGTTTGTCATAGGAAATAATGCCCTTGCATATGCTGGAGCTAGGCTAATGTAATAAGGTAGGGAAATTATGCCAATCCAGTAGTCTGATTCAGTAGCTATTCCTTCTTGTGGCATATTGCTAAAGACATCAACGCAATCCATTTGCCCAAATAAGCGGTGTAATGAGCCGTTTTGCAATAGCACTACAGACTTAGCGCCCATGACCTTTAAAAAAGGCAGGAATCGAGCATATTGAATAATGTCACCAAAGCCCTGCTCTGCAAGAACAGTAATGGTTTTCCCTAACAGGCTTTCACCTCTCCAAACAGGCATTTTTAATGGCTGAGTGTACGGTTGAGCTTGGTTTGCTATTACCTCAGGATGCCAACGATATTCAAATAATCTAAATCCTTGCTCTAATCTGCCAGCATGGAGATGTTCATAGGCTAATTTGTATTGTTGGTGTGGATTTAAAGTAGTAGTAATAATGCTTCCTCATCGTCTAATTCTGCTAAGCGTTTTGCTTCATATATGGCCATTTCAGTTTGTATCTGAACTAGCTGTTGTCTGAGCATTACGCCTTGCAAAAGTTCTTGTTCTTGTTTAACAAGATTAGCGATGATATTGTCAAATTTTGTTAAGTCTGACGGTATATCAGCGCTAACTTCTTGATTGAATTGTACTTTATTTTTCTTGCGTTTTGGTGCTGGGTCAATCAGTTCTTTAATACCAGCTTTACGATCAGCTTTGACCTTTTTCAGAGCATCTAATTTGTCTTGTTCAGCCTTTTGTTTTGCAGCTTGCAGGGCTTTATAACGCTTGTATTCTTTCTTGGTAAAGCCGTCATCACCACCCAAATTTGTAGGGGTAGGAATACCAACAAAGCCAGTAATATTAGCTGTGTCATTTCCATCTGTAGCTGAAATAGTGCCTGTAGATGGTACAAGAACAGCACCTGTAATATTGGCTGTATCGTTACCATCCGTTGCTGAAATAGTCCCTGTAACAATAGCGGCAGATACCGTACCTGTAAGGGTAGCAGTATCATTACTATCAGTTACATTAATCGTTCCTGTAATTGCAGGAAGTTGTATATCCGATAAGGGATTAGTCGAGAACGGGGTAAAACCTAGCATTAGCTACTCCATACCTCTGTTGGTTCTGTAGGAAATACTGAATCAAAAGCAGGGTTAAGCACAATAGCTCTAACAGCAGAGCGATATTCTAAAAATGCTTGGCGATTAGTAAGGTAAGGGTTTGATTCGGCAGGGTCAGCAACAGAAGCAATAGCAGTCCAATCGGTATCAGATAAGATTTGCTTACCCTTGGATTTGTTATTAGCGGCTAATTCTGCGTTCTTGGCGGCAATTTGCTCGGCATCCATATCTTCAACAATAAAGGATGTATACCATGCGCCATCTTGCTCAATTACAGGGCCATTGATGACATATTGGTATGTACCGCAAGTAGGATATGGGCCATCTAGCACTACATCTGCACCAAACTCATTAAGAGTTTCTACAGGAATAGGGTTAGGAAAAGATGTTTCAGGGAAGGTTTGCTCCCATTGTGGAAGGTACATTACAGCACCAGTATCACGAACTCGAACTAACATAATTTGTCCTTTAAGCTATTGCTAAGAAAATGTAAGATGCAGCGTTTGTATTGATTGCGGCAAGAATTGTGGCATCTACAGTAAAACCACCAGCAGTTGTTATTACAGAGCCTAAAGTAGCTGATTCTGCTGCTGTAGAGTTTAATTGTAAATAAGGGTCTGTAAGAAGCGTCATGCCTCGAGCAGTATCGTAAACATACCAACCGCCAGCAGAGTCTGTACGCTTAATTAATACAAACCTAGCCCCACCAGTAAATCCGCATGAAATAGCTTGTGTAGTGCCATTTCCTGTGTAAGAGCCAACTTTAGACACTCCAGGGCAAGTAGCAAATAGGTAGGCTACATAAGTGCTGCCAGAACTATTTGTGCCACCTGAAGAATTTAAAAATATAGAAGATGCTGATGGTTTATTATTAAACACAACACCATCTGTGTAAGCAAATGTATATCCTTGGTCAGTAGATTCCAAAGTGTTATACACATAGTTTGATGATGTAAATTTTGAACCAACAGACCAGCTAAAAGCACTACTTCTTGATTTGATAATTATTAATTCAGGAGCAACAGTAAGATTATGCGTTAATGTGTTATCGCCACCTGTTCCCGTATAACAAACCTCATCAAAAAATCCTGGTCTGCGAGAGAAGTTCCAGTTAACTGAAGAAAAACCTGAAAAACCTGGTGATATTTGATATCCAGTATTGTTAGCGGTATTTATATAATCGCCAGATGTTTCTGCGCTTGTGTCACTTGTAATTAATTGTGGGTCAACAGGTGATGTATTTGTTGAAGCAATACCCCTTAATCTATCATAAACAATAGTCCCCAAAGTAATTGTTCTTCCTTTAATCATTGTCATATCAACAGGAAAGTTTGTTGTTACAACTTGATTTGCAGAATATGTAGCTGTTTGAGGACTAAACACAGTAGTAGCATCTGTAGGCACTTTCATTGGTCTACGGATTGCCATGTAAATATGAGTAGACGAACCAGTACCACCACTCAAACCATTAATTTGAAATCCTGTAGCAGTTGGTACAAAGAAAGGGCCACCATTAGTTTGTTCGGCAATAGATGCGTTTGCTTCAAGATAAGGAGTATTGGTATAATTTGCGCCCCTCATATTATCAGCTAATATCCAATTTGCGCCTACCCCACTACTGCTATCAGCACACTTTACAAGAATCCATTGTGGCTCATATCCTAAATTAACTGTAGCGTTATTACTACCATCTTTAGTAAATGACCCACAAGAAATTACATTATCTGTTCCTGTTGTGCCAAATCCACCAGCGTTGTGGGCGAATAGGTAGGCTACATAAGTTTGACCTGAGTTATTTGTTCCACCGCTACCAATAGTAAATTGAGTTGATGTTGGGCTTGTATTATCCCAAAAACTTGTACTTGTTTGCGTTGCAGCTGTAAGATTTAAAAGTAAACAGCCAGTATTTCCAATGGAAGTATGATAAGCATACCAATTAGTTCCACCATTGCTTGTGCTTTTAACAATAATCATTCCTGGTGTTGAGCCAAGTGAATGACTAATGTTTTGTGTTGCGCCTGTACCAGTATAAGTAACTACATCAAAAAACTTAAGCTGTTTACGGAATGTCCAAGAAACATATGTATTTCCTGAAGTATTTATTGCTGGAGCTGTTCCTATTGAAAAACCAGTTGAATTAAATGCTGTTAATGTTGTTGGGCCATAAGCTTCTGCAGTTGTTGCGTTTGATGTAATATAAGCACCAGTACCACGAATAGTGTCAAAAATGTGATGAATATTACCTGAATTTCTAGCTTTAAGCCATGTCATTCCAGTTTGTGTTGATAAATCTATGCCGTTGGTAACAGTTTGACTAGCACCTGTACCTGTATATAAATAAGTACTAAATACATCTTCAATGTAATTAGCGGCAACAGAAGGTTGACTGCCTGTCTTAGTAGCGGCACTAAACATTAATAGTTCAATCCAAAAGAGTTGCCGTAGGTATTTGTGCCATCTTGGAAGAAAGTAAAAATGTCATATTTACCGCTTGCCGATGATGCTGTAGGTACTGTGCCACCTGGCCATTTAATCGTAGAACCACCAGCCCAAGTCAATGTATAAGCACCTGAGTAAGTAACAATGATTACAAAAGACTTACCAGCTACAGAACTAGGCAATGTAATTGTGCCGTTAGCGTTAAGACTAAGTTCTTGTACTGTGCCGTTTGCAAGGCTGACTGTAAAGCTAGAACCAGCAGCAGGAGCGTAAAGCGTTTCTGTGTAGTTTGTGACTACTGGTGTGTTAAGTGCTGGAGCAGTAGCTAAAGCAACGACTGTACCTGTTCCGCTAGTTGTATAACTTGTTCCCCATGCGCTACCTGTAGAGTTAGGTATTCCAGCGCCAGGATAAGCAGCTACACCTGTGTTTGTAATAGTAAAGCTAGGGTATGTACCGCTGGTAGATATTCCTGTTCCTGCGGTCAATACAACAGTCTGGTCAGGGGCAGTATTGGTAATAGTGATAGTGCCGCTACCAGTAATAGGACTACCCGATACGCTAATGCCTGTTCCTGCGCTGGCTGCTACTGAAGTAACTGTACCTGTAGCTGGTGTAGTCCATGTAGGTGCGCTTGTGCCTGCGCTTGTTAATACTTGACCACTTGTGCCGACTGCACTTAAAGCTAAAGCAGAAGCTGTTGAATATGGTATTGAACCAGCAGAAGCGGTCAAGCTTGCGTTTGTGCCGCCACGATTTAATGCAATATTATTACCATTCCAAGTTGCTGAAGTAATAGAACCTAAGTAATCTAAAGTGTTAGTAGACCAAGACACATTTGATGGGGCATAGTCATGTCTATCCCAAGAACCTGCTGAAGTTGCGTTTGACAACAAATTGATTCTAACAAGCCCACCGCTAGGGACAGAAACAACCAAAGTGTTTGAATTATTGTTTACTGTAATTGCACCGCTACTTTGGTTATTGTCAAATTCAAAAATTACACCGTTTGTCAATGTGGTTGCATCAGGAAGTTTAAAAGTCTGACCTCCAGAACCTGTAACCGTATATCTGCGAACAGAAGCAACAGTTAGAGTTGTTGTTGTTCCTGTTGCTGCAACATTTGTATACGAATCATCAAATGCATTAGCTGCTACATTTCCATTGGCATCTTGATATACAGCCTTACCAGCAGGATAGTCACCAAATACATATAAAGTGCCTGTAAAGCTGACCAAAGCATTAGCGTTGCTGGATGAAAGCACAGTATCACGGCTAAGTGTTCCTGCGCCTACAGTACCAACGCCTACTTCCCATTGCGTACCGCCAGCGTTGTAAATAGTGTAATAAGTTGTATTGCCGTTGCCGACTGCTGAACTAAAGGTCTGAAACTGCGTAACAGCGCCAGCAAGCGT